GAGGCGTTGCTCTGGATGCTCTTGGCGAGCGAGCGGCGGATAGCGGCGGTGGTCAAGACAACCTCAGGGTCGGCCATCGTGCTGTTGAACAGGCTGACGAAAGCGTCCTGAAGGAATCCACCAGGCTCGCTCTGACCGGAGACCGAACCGTTGAACTGGTTCTGGTAGCCACCCGATGAGGCGAACGTGCTGATGAAGCCGTCGTAGCCGGTTGCCGAGTTCGAGCCAGCGGCGTTCGTGTTGTACGAACCGTCGGTCGAGGGGTAGGTTCCCGTGATGGCGGCGAAGGTCAAGCCAGTGACACCGGAAGCCAGCGACACGGTAGAAGCCTTGTAGGTCGTGCTCGAGACAACGACGTAGACGTTCACGCCCACAGCGCCGTAGGGAGCAGTTCCCGACCAAGTGACCTTGACACCCTGACCAGCGGTGGTGTTCGTCACCGTACCGGCGGAGACACCAGCGGTCTCACCGTAAGCCGATGAGAGGGTGATGTAGACCGACGAGGACGAGGTAGCAGGCAAGCCTGAGCCGGTCGAGTCGTTAGCGGCGGTGACAGAAGTCAGAGCCGACGTAGGCAGAGCGGTCGAGACAGCGTTCAGCATGTTGCGCTCTTCACCGAGGAAGTGCGCCCAGATGAGGGCCGTGTGCGACAACTGGCGCAGGTCGGTGTAACCCTGACCGGCGAACTCAGCCTGGAGGCTAACCGAGTCGGAGACACCCTGCTCCACGAACGACTTGACAATCTTGTCAGCGGCGTAAGTGATCTTGCTTGGGCGGTTCAGCGACACGCCACCGAACGAAGTCGAGGCAGAGGTCGAGTTGAAGAACGTGCTGAGGTTAGCGACACCACCGACACCGGCGTTTGAGACACCCGTGATGCGACGGAACTCGAGAGCCTGGCCCTGAGCCTTGATGCGTGCCGTGCTGTTGCGAAGGTACAGTTCCTTCGGGATGAGCAACGACAGCACTGGGTCAAGGTTGTAGGGTACGAGACCCGAGACACCCGAGATGGTGCTGTTCAGCGGGCTGGTCAGTGACAAGTCCTTCTGCAAGTCGGCAAGGCCGGCGAGCGAGGACTGTACAGCGGCGAGTTGATCGCCAGAGACAGCCTTAGTGATTTCCTGCGTCAGTTCGTCGATGCGTGACGAAGCCGAAGCGGTCTTGGTGATGCCAACGGTTGGGCTGAAGGACAGTTCGCCACGGCGAGCTGCGGTCAGAGTGCTGGCTTGGACGGTGCTAAGGGCTGACTTGTAAGCCTCAAAGCGCTTGACCTGCTCGTCGGCTGGAAGGCCGTGGAACATCTGGTCAAGGGAAGGAGCGGCGATTGTCATCGCAGTCTCTCTTTCTGTTAGTTGTTTGACTCGAGGCGGCGGGCGCTCTCGAGGTACTGGTTGCGGAGCGCAGGGTCAGTCATTCGGTCAGCGAGGTTGCGGAGACGAATCGCCTCGACCTCGTTTGCGATGACTGCTGCGGACTTGCTGGTCTGTTCGCGGGTGGCTCGCAGAGCGGGCCCTCCAGGTGCAGCCATTGACTTCACTTCGTCGAGCGCGGCCTTTAGGAGTTCAATCTCCTCTGTCGCCTTGCTCAATTCAGCCTTCGCCGTCATGACTTCTTCAAGGCCCAGCGCCTTGACGATTTCGTTGCGCAGTTCGTCCTTGACCTCGGGGGTCGCCGTTTCTGCGTTTGCGTTCTTGAATAGGTCGGCTGATACGCCAAGCGCCATCATGCCCATGTCGTAGCTCATGTCTACTCCTTCGTTGGTTTCGTCCTCGCCCGTGAATGGGGGAGGCGTTTCGTTCTCGCCCGACTCGTCATTCCACCAGCACAGGAACTGGCAGAGTGAGTGGAGAAGTTCTGCGATGTCGTCGGTGTTGTTCTCGTTGCCCGCGGCCATCTCGTCGAGTTCAGCCTTCATCAGGTTGATGAGCGACTGGCGCACGGCGTTGAGGTCGGAGAGGTCGTGTTGCATCTTCTCAATCTCACCGGCGAGGGTCTTGAGGCGGCTTGGAGCGACGACGGTGGTGTCGGGCTCAGCGTCCTTCATGTCACGGTTGTCGTGACCCTGAGGGACTGCCTGCGTGTGCTGTTCCATGTTCTCTAGACGGTCGTCGGGCTGGCTACCAGTGCCGTTACAGACTTCGCAGTCGGTCTCTTGCGTGTTTCCCATAACGTTGCTTTTCTTGCCAGTTCCTGCGCACGATTGGCAGGGCTGGGGGGTGTCGTGGTTAAGCACATCGGGACTAACACCAGGCTCCTCTGTCATGTTGGCTTCGGTATTCATGGCTGGGGATTCAGCCTTGTCAATTTCGGACACGGCGGCCCCTTTCACTAGTTCGCCCTTGATGGACTTGGCGATTTCGATTACTGCGGAGGGATTGGCGGGGCGATCCACGAGTGAGACTTCCACAATCGAGCCTGAGATGATGCGCCCACCAGGAGCGGATGCGTCCTTAACAACTCGAGCGCCCTTGATGCCAACTGAGAAGCCGGTGTAGATGCCTTCTTCGACCATCTTGGCGGCCTGCTCGTCTACGACTTTTGCCGTCACGACGAAGCCGGAGCCTTTGTGCTCCATCTCGGTTGCCTTGCCGACAGCCTTGCTCTGGTGCATCTCGCGGATGTTGCCGATTTCCATCCACTTAGGCATGGCGGCCTTGAGCCAATCGGGGTCGCAGATTTGCTCGTCGAGGTCGAGGGTGTCGTCGGTGGCGATGCCTTTGACGTACATGAACCCGTCATCGCCTCGCTTGGCTGTGAGCCCACCGAAGTAGACGCTCTTGATGTTGTCAGTCATAGTTTCCTTTTATCCATCACTGCTCTGTGAATAGCACATGCAGTTGGGGTGGGCTGGTAGATCTGCCGCTTCGTCGAACGAGTGCGGATTGTTTGCTTCTTGGTCAAGGCAGATGTCGCAGGCATCGGGTTCAGTAACCCAGTCCCAGCCACTCGCCCCGCCTGACTGGTAGGTGTCGATGGCGGAGATGTTGAATGCTCGGTTGGCTTCGGTTGCCGCAATCACGTCGGCTCGAGTGATGGGGTTCGCTAGTTGCGTACCTGGCAGGCCTTCGACCACGTTGCGCAGGGCGGAGGCAATCTGGTCAGCCGAGTGACCCGACTGAACACCGTCGATCACACTTACGCGGATGCGGTCGAGTGTGGTTTGGTTGATGTCTCTGACGAGGTTGCCGACGTTGGCGAACAGTTTGTCCGTGAGAGCGCCTGAGCCGGTTCCCCCAGCGTAGGCACTACCCTGCTGAACGCCAGCCTCGTAGAGGGCTTGTAGGGCGCTCTGAAGTGGCTTGGGGTCAGTGGTCAGGTTGCCAAGTGCGCCTTGAGCGACTGCGGTGACTTGTTCGAGCGAGGTCGTCGGCGTGATGTTGCGCAGGACTTGGTCGAGGAACTCCGGAAGGCCCGCTACCGAGGCGGCGAGGGCTTGCTGGATTTCTTTCTTGTGCCGAGCGACGATGTCCTTGATGGGCTCGACGTTGGGCTGTTGCGCCTTAGTAAGCGAACGTCCTTTTGGGGTATCCGTTATCTGCGCTTTCAGCAGTTCGGCCTCTTCGGGCGTGTGGTGCTTGAACTCGAACGCGCGGGCTCGGGGCTTGGAAGCGAACTTAGCGAACGCCTTAGCCTCCTGCGCCTTTAGCTCAGTTTCCGGCGTGACGCTCGGACTTTCGACTTCTTGATTTTCGGCGCTTTGGCTTTCTTCGCTTTGTGGGCTTTGTGCAGACTGCTCACTAGGGGTCTCCTTTTGTCCGATGGTCTCGCCATCGCCACCGACGTTGAGCAATCCCTTGATGAACTGGATTGTCTGACCAGCCACGATGAACGGCTCGTCGGCTTCGGGCATGTCGTAGAGCGCCTGCCCTAGTTCGCCCTGAATGTCGTTGAGCGTCTTTTGACCCGAGAACAGCGAGATTTGGTTCGCCTTTGCCTGCTCTGATGCCTGCACCGCGCCCTGGCTGTCTTGGATAACGAAGGTGACGTTCATGTCTGCATCGAGGTAGCGGCGGCAGAGGGAGTTGATTACGTCCACGATGTAGTTCTCCATCGGGCGTGTGGACACCGTTTCGGAGGACTGCGCTTCGCCTTCCATCTGACCCTTGCCTCCACCGAGGCCGGCGCGAGCGACGACACCCAGCGCCGAGGGAGCGACACCGAAGATGGCGGCGATGCGCTTGATGATGAACTCGTCATAGTCGGACTTGAATCGCTCGTCCGTCGAGGGCATAGCGATGGGGTCGAATCCGTCAGGGAGCACTTTGATGCGGTGGCGCTCGGCAGTTGATCCAGTTAGGCGTTCGTTGAGCACGCGTTCGTAGCCCGACAGTTTCTCGAGGCTGAGCTCTTGGCTCGTCGTTTTCATGAACGTCGTTGGCATTGAGCCGAACTGGTACTCCGCCCTCATCCACGCTTGACGGTCGAGGTAGAGCGTCGCGGCAGGTATTGCCATTTCGACTGGGCTAAAGCCGTAGGGCGACGAGGTGCGGCGGTTCTTGATAAACACGCTCATCTGGTCTTTGACGTACTCGCCGTATTTGCCAGGTGTGTTGTAGAAGTCGCCGTCGGACTCAGGTGAGGCCACGAACTCTCCACGAGGGAATCCCCAGAGGATTTGCTGGTAAGCGGGCGCAGGTGGGTGGGGCGTGTCGCCTCGGTTATCCAGCAGAATCTTGATAGTCGGCGCGTCGATTACGTCGAAGCCGATGATGTCGCCTCCGAGGTTGTAGCGAGGGTAGAGGCAGAGTTGGTCATAGACGAACACTTGCCACAGGCACTCGGTTAGCCACTCACTCCATGACCGCTCAGAGTGGACGTAGGGGTTCTTGAAGAACGAGGACAGGCGGTTGATTTCCTTGCCGTACCGCTCACGTCCGATGCGGGAGGCTTTGGCGTGCGAGCAGTTCTCTTCCTCCATGATTGTCGCAATGCACGACTCAGAGAGGTCGAATGACCAGTCTTGCTTGACGAGGTCGCCAACGCGGATTTCAATGGCGCGGTGGATGATGTCGCACTGCTCGGACAAAGACCTGAGCACCTGGTAAGGAACTTCGGACTGCGTGAGGTTGAGGTTGGTCGCTACCTGGTACTCATAGCGCCGAGGAAGTGCGCGGCCTGAGTCGTCTTGGACAACGTCGATGGGCGCAGGGAGGAGCGGAGCGGCAGGGCCCAGCATTGCGCCGAAGCCTGAGCCGATGTTCCCACCCTCGTAGCCAACTCCGAGGCGATCCATAGGAACTGCCTGACCGATGCCGGTGATGATGCCCTGACCGCCGACGGTTGAGTAGGGCTCGGCAGGGGTGGCGCGGTTGTAGTTTGTCGTTCCCATTGGGGAGCCGGACAGCCCAGCCTTCACAGCCTCAGCGACGGTCTCAGCAAGTTTCTGGTCTCGTGCCTTACGGCTGAAGCGGTCTAGTAGCGCCATCTCGTCCTATCGGGGGTAGACCTGTTTGAGGTCGTAGTCGTTATTGAGTAGCCCACACGAAGGGCAGTTAGAAGCCTCGCGAGCCACCGGCATTCCACATTGAGGGCAGGGTGGGGCGAGTTCGAGGAAGAAGCGGTCGGCTGACGTTCCCCCAGCGAGCCCGAGTTCAGTCAATCCGTGCACCAGTGCGTCGAGGCGGTCGGGTGAGGTTCCGCTATCGGGGAGCCAGGTGGTCATCTGATCCTCGAGTTTCTCGAATCCGCCGACGTGCGAGATGCGTCCTTGCTCGTAGAGAGCGGCGACAGGTTCAGCGCGGAGACGTTTGCCGACTTTGGCGGTGATGCCTTTGTAGGGTGCGGTCGGCATTACTGAGCGAATAGTCATCTCGACCATGTCCCCACCCTGGTTCTTTTCGGCCACGATGCGGTCGGCCTTGAGTTCCTCGTAGAGCGCCACGGCTCTTTTCGCCCAGCCCGAGGGGGTGTCACGGCAGGAACGGTCAT